TGAGTTGGTTAATGTACTTGTGGCATATGCTAAGAAAGCATATACATTTTATTGCGATGATATTAAGAATCCATATATTCCAAAATTTAAACACTTAGAAGAATTTAGAATAAAGAGATATCTTCCTAATAGGGAAGAAAGATTTGATGAACATGTGGATGTAGTTAATCATGCTTCTGCTATTAGAGGACTTGCATTTTTGTTTTATTTGAATGATAATGATGGAGATACTTGCTTTGTTAATCCACCTTTAATTATTCATCCAAGGGATGGTAGAGTTCTTGTTTTCCCTCCTACTTGGGAGTATCCTCATTCTGGAATATCTCCCAATAATCAAACAAAATATATTATGAGTACTTACGTTCATTATGGATAAAATTGAATTTTTGATTCTAAAAAATCTCCTACATAATGAGGAATATTTGAGAAAAGTAATTCCCTTTCTTAAAGGAGATTATTTTCAAGATAATAACCAAAAGATTGTTTATGAGGAGATTTTTAATTTTGTAACTCAATATAATGAGGTTCCTACCAAGGAGATTCTTTCTATTGAAGTGGAAAAAAGAAATGATATTAATGAGACTTCTTTTAAAGAAATTGCTCAGTTGATTAGTTGTTTGGATGATTCTCCAGTTGAAATTGAATGGTTATTCGATACAACAGAAAAATGGTGTAGAGAGCGTGCTATTTACCTAGCACTTTTAGAGTCTATTTCTATCGCTGATGGAAATAGTGAACAGAAAACTGCTGATGCTATTCCTAGCATTCTCTCTGATGCGCTTGCAGTAAGTTTTGATAATCATGTGGGGCATGATTATCTATTAGACTACGCCGAACGTTACGATTCTTACAACAAAAAGGAGGCTAGAATTGGATTTGATCTGGAATACTTTAATAAAATTACCAAAGGTGGGCTCCCTAACAAAACTCTTAATATCGCTCTTGCTGGTACGGGTGTCGGCAAGTCTTTATTCATGTGCCATATGGCTAGCTCCGTCTTGCTCCAAGGACGGAACGTTTTATACATTACATTGGAAATGGCAGAGGAGAAGATTGCTGAGCGAATTGATGCCAACCTTCTTAACATCAACATCCAAGAAATAGCAGACCTTCCTAAGGTAATGTTTGATAATAAAGTTACTAGTCTTGCCAAGAAGACGCAGGGGACTTTGATTATTAAAGAATATCCTACAGCATCAGCACATTCAGGACATTTCAAATCGTTACTAAGTGAGTTAGCACTGAAAAAATCATTCAAACCTGATATAATATTCATAGACTACCTTAATATATGCTCTTCTTCTAGGTATCGTGGTAACCTTTCAGTCAATTCTTACTCGTATATTAAAGCAATCGCTGAAGAACTTAGAGGATTGGCGGTGGAGTCCAACGTTCCAATTGTCTCGGCTACTCAAACTACTCGTTCTGGCTTTGGTAGCAGTGATGTTGAGCTTACAGACACAAGTGAGTCCTTTGGTCTTCCTGCTACTGCTGACCTTATGTTTGCCCTTATCTCTACGGAAGACCTTGAAGGATTAAATCAAATAATGGTGAAGCAGTTAAAGAATAGATATAATGATCCTACAATTTTTAAAAGATTTGTTGTAGGAATTGATAGAGCAAAGATGAGATTATATGATTGTGAGCAGAGCGCTCAAAATGATATAGTTGACAGTGGACAAGAAGAGGAGTATACTTCTGAGGAAAGAAAACCTAAAAAGTCATTTGAGGGATTCAAGTTTTGACATCAAAATCATTCACACGAAAGGACAAAAAAGGAAGAGAAGAAAAGTGGGAGTGGGAAGAAACACCCGAGGTTACAGCAGCATTAGAAAGATTACATAAAGATATTAAAATTCGTATGGAGGAATCCAATAATGACAGTTGATTATGAAAAGTATACTACCTTCGTTGATGAAGTTACTAGCAATGAGTCAAAATATTTTGATGCATTTGATGGGAGAGTATTTGAATTAACTGAGCATATTCCTGTAGAACGTCTTTTAACTGCTGCTCTTGGTATTTGTGCTGAGGGTGGAGAATTTACTGAGGTAGTTAAAAAGATTATCTTTCAAGGTAAACCTGTGAATGATGAAAATATTTTTCATATGAAGAGAGAACTGGGTGATATCTGTTGGTATCTTGCTCAGGCATGTATGGCACTGGATACTACATTTGATGAAGTGATCGAGATGAATGTGGAGAAGTTGAAGGCTAGATATCCTGGTGGAGAATTTGATGTTCATTTTTCAGAAAACAGAAAGGAGGGAGATTTATGAAGAAATTACTTTCACTTGCACTTTTGATTCCTTTTGGTTGCACTCCAGCAGTAGCAGGAGGATCCCAGGCAGGATGGTCACATGAACGTACTTGCTTTAAGAGTGAGTATAGAGAAGAATACATTCCAGGAACCGAGGATGACCCTGGTTATGTGAAGACTTGGAAGGAAACTATTGAAGTTCCTTGTGAAACTACTCCTACTTATCACCCAGATCCATATCCAGAGGTGGGTAGAAATAGGAGGAGTAATCCTACTTATCGTAGACATGTTACTGTTTATGAAAATGTAGATACTAATGATTGTTCTGAAGGAACAATTCTGGGTGGTTTGCTGGGAGGTGGACTAGCAGGATTTGGATCACGTGGAAAGGATCAGTGGTGGGCAATTCCTACTGGAGTTATTGGTGGAGCTATGTTAGGTTGTCAGATTGATGGTGGTTGAATAATGAGTATTGCATTACTAAGCGTATCAAATAAAGAAGGCATAGTGGATTTGGCACGTGCTTTAGTTGCATTTGGGTATGATCTTGTTTCTAGTGGAGGAACTCATAAGGTTATTAGTCAAGCTGGTTTACCAGTACTACCGGTATCAGAGTATACTGGTTCTCCTGAGATTCATGGTGGCATCCTTGCAAAGCGTGATGATAAAGATCATAATGCAGATCGTTTAAGAAATCTTATAGACCTTATTGATGTTGTTGTAGTAAATCTCTACCCCTTTCAAGCAACGGTTGCTAAGGAAGAGGTAACATGGGATGAAGCAATTGAGAATATTGATATTGGTGGACCTACTATGGTAAGGTCAGCAGCAAAGAATCATGCTCATGTTTCTATCTTAACTAATCCTAAGCAGTATGATGATTTTATAGTTGCATTAGATGAAGGTAGATTACCGGAACTTCGTTCTGAACTCGCAGCGGAAGCATTTCAACATATTGCTGAATATGATGCGGCAATTAGTACTTGGATGAATTCTAGAAAGTTGTTGAAAGTGTACTGATAGTTGTTAACAAAAATAAATGCCTAATAGGGTGTTATATAATAAATAATTATGTTGATTTCCTAACATAATTATGACTAACATCCTTCAACAATATGATGGTACTCAAGAAGTAATGGATGTATATTTTGAGTGCTTGGTAGAGTGTGAGGAAACAGATCAGGTTCAATCGTGCAAACAGGTTTGTAAGGTTCACTTAGAGGTTGATGACGATATAAATATAAAAAGATAAAGCCTAGCTGTATAAAAAATGAAACCTTCAGAGATGCGTAGTATTATGCATGCCTATAGTGCAGTGCATAGTACAGATATTAAAGAAGAATTAGATTCTAGTCGTGATCAAATAAGTGAGATGAGACTCACTCAATTGACAGACTCTGATTTGGTTGAAGTTGCAGAAGAGATTCTAGAAGGTCTTTTTGCTGGAGGATTCTCTGTTGCTAAGACACAATCACTTCTTGAAGCAGTATTATGTGAATCTGATATTCCTGGAAGACAACAGAAGGTTGAGAGATTGCAAGAAGCATTTTCAACTGTTATCTCTAAGGTAAAGGAGAAGTCAGCAAGAACTGCTATTGAGTCATTTGCCGAGTATCGTCACAGCAAGAGTGTAAATGAAGCATGGGTGAATAAGTTTGAGACTGATAAGGGCAATGTAAGACTTCATAATAGTTTGGTAGCACAGGACAGACTTGTTATTAAGACTGGTTTGCTCCAGATGCTTGAGAAGGCAAAATCTCCTACTACTACTAAAG